AAGAATGTCGAATTGAGTAGGGGATACTTCAATGATTTCGATTACTTGAGTATTCATAATTAATTACCTTTTTGTTTATCTGTTTAACTTGAAACCAGTTTAGCGCACCTTAACTACTTAAGCAACCCTTAATTACTGTTTATTTTTAAGCGCCGATATTAACGCGCTTTGCGTCAAGTCTTTGGCTTCCAACACTGACATAACCCGTTCGTCCATGCAGCCCTTGGCGACAATGTGAATAATTCGCACTGGTTTACCTTGACCTTGACGGTGTAGCCGCGCATTGAATTGCTGGTATAGCTCAAGCGACCAATTTAGGCCAAACCACACCGCCAGTGCGCCGCCGCGTTGCAAGTTTAGCCCGTGACCTGCGCTTGCGGGGTGGGCTAACAGCATAGGTATTTCGCCATTGTTCCATCGCGTTATTGTGTCGGGGTTTTTATCCAGCACAACGGCGTTGGGGAACCGCTTAGTTAGCCGCTCAAGGTCTGTTTTGTAGTTGTAGGCCACTAGCACCGTTTCGCCCGCGTTGTCTTCTACAATGTCTGCCAGTGCGTCCAGCTTAACCTTGTGTAACTCAACCCAGTTTTTGTACTCATCTGTATACATGGCCCCGTTGCACCACTGCAATAACTTATTAGCCAACACAGCAGCACTGGTAGCCTCAATCAAATCATCGTCAATTTCGATTAAAAGTTCTTTTTCAAACGCCAAGTAGTTTTTCATTGCCGCTGGTGGCAACTCGCAATGCTCAACGAGGTCGATACGCTCAGGTAGTTCAAGGTAATCATCGGCGGTCATGGATAGCGTGAACGGTTTAATTAAGCCCTGTATTTTCTTGTCTGACCCATCGCGCGGGGCGAAGGTGTAACCGCCGTAACCGCTTTGCTCAAAAAACCTATTCCTAAAGCCCGTCATGGTGCGCCCCAACGCTTGACCATAATCAACCAAATAGCATTGGGGCCACAAATCCATAAGGCCGTTGGGCGCTGGTGTACCCGTTAAAAGCGTAATGTATTGCGTATTGTGCAACACCTTTTTAAGCGCCTTAAACCGCTGGCTCTTTGCACTTTTAAAACTCGACGATTCATCTATAACCACATAATCAAATGGCCACTTGTCGCCGTACAGGTCAACCAACCACTTTACGTTTTCCCTGTTGATCGCGTAAATGTCTGCGCGTTTATGTAGTGCGGCGCGTCTTGTTCGCTCATTGCCAGTGCAAAGCGCAACCTTCAAATGCTTGGTGTGCGCCCAACCTTTAGCCTCCCGACCCCATACGCTATTGGCCACCCTTAGTGGGGCAATAACCAATACTTTACTAACTGCAAAGCTGTCGCGTAAGTCGCTTATAGCAGTTAGCGTGGAAACGGTCTTGCCCAAACCCATGTCTAGGAAAAGCTGACAGCGTTTCTTTTCCTTGATGAAGGTTACGGCCTTTTCTTGATAGTCGTGCAGATCAGTTCGGGAAAGCATTCACAGCCTCCAGTGAATCAATGACACGTACGTCACAACCCAGCGACCGTCTAACATCGTGGTCGTGCGCCTGCTTAGGTGTGGGCTTTTTGTTCGGTGCTTTCAACTCAACAAAGATAATGCGCCCATCTGGTAGCGTTATCAATCGGTCTGGCACACTACGCTTCGCAGGTGAAGTAAACTTTTCAGCCATGCCACCCAGCGCCTTGACGCGCTTAACTAATGCAGCTTCAATTGTTTTTTCTAGCATAACCCAACATCTCCTAATAAATCGTTAGCGGCTTTTATATACCGCGAATAGTCTATGTCGCTTGGTAGTGATTCGGGAACGTCCATCATCGGCATTGAGCCGTCCGACTTTGGAACCTTGTTGCCGTTTTTAACATAGCTGATTTGATTTGATTTTAAATCGTTGCTCCAGTAGAAGCGCACAGCCTTGCCTAGATATTTACCATTCCATTGCGCGCCGCCTTGAACAGTGCGAATAGTGCAAAACTGCAAAACGTCTTTGCATCCCATTATGGTCGATTCAATTGGTGCGCCTTTGGCAACGTGCAGCGCAACCGCCTTGGCGATAATCGGCATGTCTGGATTTTTAGATAATCCAGCTTCGGCAAAAACACCTTTACCTTTGTGCGACCCGTCCAACTTCACCGCAACGTAATTGTTAACGTCACGCGAGGCCAATGCTCGGTAATCGGTACGCTCAAGCTCATAGGTTGTGTCGAGCATCCAATCAAAGGCCACTTGTTGCGCCGCGCCTTCTAGCGCAATGGGAACGTGGCAGACAATGCCGTCAGTGTTCGCGCTAACAATCTTAATACCCTTGTCGGTCATGCGCTCAATCAACATCAACAACGCCAGTTGCCCCGTGATGGTGGTTTGTATTAGCAGTTCAGGCGCATAGAGTGCGCTATACTTACTGCCCAACTTGCCAAACGACCCGTTAACGCAGATTTTTAGCGTGTCGGCGGTTACTTTATCGCCTGAACGCTTGGCGGCTATGCGCCTATCGACCAAATCTTTATAGATAGTAATGAAATGCTCACGCATTGATTCGGGCGACAACTCTTGCTCAAGTATTATATTCGGGTAGTAACTCGCAACGTCCATGTCGAATAACAGGTGGTTTTTATCAGCGCCAACGAACTGGCGTTTCTCGCAGCTATGTAAGCCACCTATACCCATCTGATACGGCACACCGTCAATAAGAATGCGGTCAGTTTTTAACCAATCAGGCAGTAACACCGAGCCATTTTTTCCGAGATTGAACGGCGTTTTGTGAATGCGCTTTAGAATATCGGTTAGATACTGGCTTTCAAACCCGACAAAAACGGGCGCTTTGTAGTTGAACTCGCTAGGCACTTTGTCAGGCTTATAGGCCATGTCGCCCGATAACTTTAGGTATTCGGATTTAATCACAGTTTCAGCTATTTGCGCATCGGATTTAGAGCGTAAATCCATGCCGTATTGCTTGGACATAGCCACGCGCAGATCAATTTGCTTTTCTAAGGCGCTATAAAGCCGTTCAGTAACGTCTAAATCGTTAAAGCAATACGTTAGCAACTCTTTGGCTTGCGCCTCTGATATAGTCGCGCTTGGCTCGATTGGTAAGTCTTGCATCTTTGGGCAACCCAACCGACCACCGTAAATCTTTAAACTGGCGCGACCAAACGACACTTCAAACAAGTCGATATGGTCCCAGTTCTTTGGGATTCTAACGCCTAAATTCCAATGAGGTACTTGGTCAACAATGATTTTGTCAGATATAGCCTTTATTTCGGCGTTGGTTTTGCCGTTGATAAACGCGGCGATGATGGGTAGGTCGTAGTTGATACCGTTAAAGCTAACGCTAACACCGCTCGACATTATCTCGGCGAGTTTACGCCTAGCCTTATCGCCACACGCGTCATTGTGCATTTCAATGGTTACTGTTTTGCTACCGTTGATGTGCTTAGCGGCAAATAGAAAATAATTGGAATATACTTCGCAATCCAATACAAACATGAGGGGTAGCCTCTTTGTTGGATGAAAAAAAAGACGCCCCGTAGGGCGTCAAAGGGACACTACGAATTAAAAATCAAAATCATCATCGCCCATATCGTCAAAGTCGTCAACATCGGCGCTTTCACCTTTGCCGCCAAATGCTTCGCCGTCTTTAACAAATTGAACACCCAACAGGTTAGCATTAATGCGCTTACCATATTGGTTGTTTTGTACCCAAAGCTCAACACTGGCATTAACGTAACAGCCCGCATACATTTTTTCGTCATCTTCCGTGATAGGGGATTTGTCACGGTCAATAACCAAAGGTCGCTTCTGGTTACCAGCCTTAAACGACATGCACCCAGCATAACCATCATACTCGCTTTCGTCGCCATCCTTTAGGCACTTGCGGTCGCTAGGTAGCTTAGCGCCTTTGAGTTCGGTTTTGATGCGTCCAGCCATATCCTTTTCAATCGCCGCGATAACTTCCGCGTGTTGCTCTTTGTCGAGTAGGAAAGTGGCTTCAAACTTAGTTTCAGCACCGTTGAAAACGGCCTTTTGAAATAAGTTAGGGAAGGAAAGACGAACGTTCTTAAGTTTATGTTTCATTGTTTTATACCTTTAATTTCAATTTTAAGTTTAGCGTTACTTATGTAACACCGTTAGTATACAGACTTAATCAAAGTCGTCAAGCGATACGTTGACCGCTTTTCGCTTATCCGATTCGGGTGCTATTACTGGCGACCCTTGGTTAGTTTTGATTAAGTCGTGTATTTCTTTGGCCTTGGTTTTGCCCAATGCTTTTTCGGCGGCGGCGGGTGTTACCAACTTAACAACGTGGCGGGCATCGCCTAGTAGGTCGGTCAACACCGTGTCTGCGTCATGGGCGTCAACCCATGACCTGCTATTGCGACCTGCGACCAGCTTATAGCCGTGGAAACCCACACCACCATCAAGGCGCTCTTTTATAAGCGACTCAATCGCGTCAAACCAGCTTACAATTAGCTTTTTGTGGGTTAGCACAAACGCTAATTGTTCGTCGGTCAGTGTGTCAGGCGATTCGTCACAGTTGTCAAAGTCACCCATAACCGCATCGTCTGTTAGCTTTTTAAGCGCGGGGCATGTGGCCTTTACGCTACACCATTGGCAAGCCTTCTCACTGGCGGTGCGTGGCGCATCGTCTGTTAGTGCTAGACTTGCTTTTTCGCTAACCCAATTACCCCATGCCAACAGCTTTTCGTTTGTTAGCGTCCATTCGTCAATGTGGTCAATACGTGGCTGCACAATGCTTATAACGATGTGCTTAATGTCATAGGCCAAGTCTAGCATTGCATACGCACCAAGGGCGTATAGAAGCCCTTGTGGGTTGTCTTCTGCGTAGACCTTAATTCCCTTACCGTATTTCAGATCAACAACGTGTAACGTATCGCCCTTAATGGCGATGATATCCGATGTGCCGAACCCTTCGGGAACCCAGTCAGAGAAATCTACCCGTTCTTCCGTCATGGTTATGTCTGCGCCAATGGCGTTGATGTAATCAATGTATTGTTGAATTGACCCCGCCATTTCATCGTCAACAGGGAAATCGCCGTAACCTTCTAGGGTTTTGCCGACCATATCAAAAGGCTTTACACCCTCAGTTAGGCATAGCTCCGCGAGTTCGTGCGCTGCGCTACCTTCCATAGCAAACCGACTAGACCCGCGAGGTTGGTTTGATTCAGCCTTAACCGACCCCGCGCAATTAATCCAACGATGTGCGCCACTGGCGCTAAGTTTTGCGTGTTTCATATTACGCCCCTAGCTTTTTAAGCGCGTCCGACAGTGCTGGAAAATCAGACTCAGGCACTTGATCTACGCGTGTTGCATTATACTCACCCAGCAATGCTGCTATAGAAGGGCGCATTGTTTTATCAACTCGCATAATACCTGCGCATAACGCCTGCAATTCTTCTACCGTGATTTCATCCACGACCACCGCGGGCTTATCCACAGGCGTTGGTTCCGCTTTAGGTTTATCCACAGGCGTTGGTTCGACGGGTGTATTATTGGCGGTCATCGCCTCACGTAACATTTTAATTTCAGCGGCTAAGTTTTTAATTTCAGTTTCTAACATTGCTTTTCTCCTTTTAGTTAAGCTATACTTACTTTACCGTAACTTAACTCAGGACGCAACACACAATGCTAAACAAAATATTTGAACACTTCGGAAGCGCAAAGGCGTTGGCTGACGAATTAGGCATTAGCCAATCGGCTGTTAGCCAGTGGCAGGAAACAGGAATACCTCCAACGCGAGCAATAGAAATAGAACGCCTAACGGGCGGTAAAATAAAAGCAATAGAAATCATGGGGTATACAAACAATGAAGATCAAACTGGCTAGGGGTGACGGTGATCTAGGTCACATTAAAAACGTAAACACTGAATGGGCTAAAATAAGCAAAGCATTATCAACGCACACCCACGCAGACAGCAAGGGCGGAAAATACTTTGTGGGCGGTTACTTTTACGGCACGACTCGCAAAGAAGATGCGATGGTTGCGCGTACACTATTGACGCTTGATGCCGACAAACTCACCATGAGCGTTGACGCTATTGAGTGGGAATTATCAGCCATAGGTGAAGCTATGGTCGCTTATTCCACGTTTAGCCATGGTAAGAACGGGTTATCATCGTTACGCGTTGTAATACCTTTGTCGCGTGAAGTGTCGCCAAGTGAATACCGACAATTGTCTAAGGCTTACGGCAAGGCGTTTGCATTAACGCTTGACGATTGTAGTTACAAACCCAACCAAGCGATGTTCTACCCGACTTGCCCCGACTTGTCGGCGGCATGGTCTTACACGAACGAGGGCGCAGCGTTAGACGTTGACAGGTGGTTGTTGTTTGCCGATACAGAAGACGACACATTTAGCCCCGATGAAGACGATTTAGACCGAGCTATAGCTGATGCACCGTTAGACATAACCGACGATGCCGTTGTTCAATACCTAAAATGTTTACCCGCTAGCGATATTGATTATGGTGATTGGATTATGTTCGGTGCGGCGTTACACCACCAATACGCGGGTGACGATAGGGGTTATAAGTTGTGGGTGGGATGGTCAAAGCGCGATATTGGTCGGTTTGATTTACACGAAATGCAGGCCAAGTGGCGCAGCTTCGGAAACAGTTCCCGTATGGTGACGTTCGCCAGTGTCATTTATAAGGTGAAGCAGTCGGGCGGTATTGATGCTGAAATAACCAATGATAACGGCGAAACATCAACACAATTTGAAGTGTTGTTAGAAGACGCTGGTAACGTCATGGCTTTGAGCGAGTACCGCGCATTCAAAGACAAGGTGAGCGGTATACCTGCAACAATACTACCCAACGATTTACGCTCAATGATCGCACAACAGTTAGTCGACGGGTTCGGTAAGCGTGAAGGTATCACCAAGACCGACATTAAGAAGGCCATCACACCTAGAACGGCGGTTGTTGCCGATGATGAAGGTGACGCGCCGATGCCCGAATGGCTAACCGATTGGGTTTATATCGAGACTACCGCCGAATTTCACAACATCGAATTGCACTACTCTATCAAGCGCGAAGCGTTCAATGGTAAGTTTGACCGCCAAGGTGATTGTCTAGCCGCCGATGTTAACGCCTCAACCTTCGCGCTTGTGTTGCGACCTATCCCCACGGTTGTTGATAAGATGTACTGGCCTAGCGCCGACCGCATCTTCACGTTTGAGGGTAAAGCTATGCTTAACTCATACACACCCAGCGGCGTTGAGCCGTGTGGCGCAATAGACGCGGACGCACAAAGCGTCATTGATCTATTCTTAGCCCATGTTGCGTTCACGTTAGAAGATGAACGCGAACAGACCATCCTACTCGACTGGATGTGTTACGTTGTGCAGAACGCAGGCAAGCGTATCAATTGGGCGTTGTTGTTGCAGGGCGCACAAGGCACAGGTAAAACGTATTTTATTAACGTGCTACAGTTGGTGTTAGGTCACAACGTAGCTAACCTTGACCCAGCTAGTATTAGTGGGCGCTTCACTGGGTGGGCGCATGGTTCGTTAGTGTTGGGTATTGAAGAAATACGCATATCTGGAACCAACAAATACGAGGTGCTCGACAGGATGAAGCCTTTTATAACAAATAAAACGGTAATGATTGAAGAAAAGGGCCGCGACCATCGCACAGTACCCAACTTCACCAACTATTTCCCCATTACTAACCACATGGACGCTATACCCTTAATGGAAGGTGATCGGCGCTGGTGCGTTTTGTTCGGTAGGATTCAGAGCGAGGCGCAGTTGTTCGCGGAGTTGGGCGGTATAGGTGGTGTTGATGCGTACTTTGATACGTTGTTCACCGAGACTAATAGGCGCGCAGATGCGCTTTCACGGTTCCTTAAAACCCGAGAAATCAGCAAAGAGTTTAACCCAGAAGGTCGAGCGCCTCACACCAATGCGCGTGATTATATGACCCAGTTGGCCATATCACCTGAACGCACCCAGATAGAAGACGCCATCCACACGCATGAATGTGCGGTGATTAATGAACACGTTATCGACACAACATACCTAAACAGGTTGTGTGAAATGGAGGGCGACCCGCTACCTAACGGTCGCAAACTCGGTGCTATTTTGGTGGACATGGGTTATCAGCAAATACCTAACCGCAAGGTTAAAATTGCCAAAGATCGTAAGAATCACTATGTTTGGATTGGGGCGGGTACTCCCAAAAATAGCAAAAATTGGAACCCCGTCAAAATTGTGCGTGATTTCCACGACGACCCTGATTTTGTTCCTTTTTGATAAAACGCCATATTTGGGGCGCTATGAGGGCTAAAAGGGCGGTGCTGGGGCGCATTGAAAAAAACTTTGCGCCCCAGCTAGAACCCTTGGTACCACTACTCTTTACTCTCTTTGGGGTGATGGTGTTTAATAATAAGAGTATATTGGTAAGCAGTAGAATAGTAGGTATAGGAATAGGTTTTTATATAAGTATTATATTTATAGGTAGTATAGGAATTTACGCGCCCCTTGGACCCCACGGCCCCACAGCATCAAACTAGAGGTCGTGGTATAATTTACTAATTATGGGGTAATTGTGTTTTTAAGAAGGTGATTATGGGTAACAAAACAGGTAGACCAACAGATTACAAAGGCGAAGAAACCATCATGAGAACGCGTGAATATTTCTTCGACTCACTTATGGTAGCAGGGGACAACGTGCCGAGCATTGAAGGCTTGGCGGTTTATCTTGGTGTATGCCGCGACACGGTGTACGAATGGAAGAAAAAGCATCCACTCTTTACCGACACCATAAAAAGAGGCGAGGCCCACCAGACGCGAGCATTGATTAATTTAATGACCGATAAAGACAAGTTTACAGCAGGTTCAATTTTCGTTGCTAAGAACATTCTAGGGTGGTCAGACAAGAAAGACGTTATAGTTGACCACAATATCACAGCCTTTGAAGTGGTCGAAGATGAGAGTTAGGGCCAAAGGCACTAGCCCACAAACCAAACTGGTGAACAGCACAGCCCGTTTCCCTGCAATGGTGGCAGGCTTTGGCGCAGGCAAAACACAAGCCCTAGTGCTGCGAACTATCAAACTTATATTCGGTGAAGGGCGTGATATTGCCTACTACCTGCCAAACTACCCACTAGTCCGCACCATTGCCTACCCACGCTTTATTGAGGTGTTAGATGGGTTAGGTGTTAGCTATAAGTTAAACCGCTCAGAACACACGATTCAGGTTAACGGCAAACAGATCATATTTCGCACAATGGATAATCCCGATGCCATTGTGGGCTATGAAGTATCCGATAGCATGGTGGACGAGTTGGACACCATGCCCACAGCTAAAGCCCGTGATGCTTGGAATAAGATAATAGCTCGTAACCGCCAAAAGAAACGCAGTGGCATTAACACGGTTGCCGTGGGCACAACGCCAGAAGGGTTTCGCTTTGTGTATGAGAAGTGGGCCAAAGAGCCTAGCGAATCATACGAGCTAATCAAAGCGCCTACCTACAGTAACCCACATTTACCCGATGGTTACATTGATGCGTTACGCGAGACTTACCCTAGCAACCTGCTAGAAGCCTACCTAGAAGGCGAGTTTGTAAACCTGACTGCGGGTAGTGTTTATACCAATTACGACAGAAAGTTGAGCGGATGCGACATTGAGGCGAGGCCAAGCGAAACTTTGCATATCGGCATGGACTTTAACGTCAACAACATGGCGGCAGCTGTTCACATTATGCGCAATGGCAAAGGCTATGCGGTCGATGAAATTGTAGGTGGTGCTGATACGCCAGCCGTCATCAACACAATCAAAGAGCGATACCCTACTAACACCGTCATTGTGTACCCTGATGCCAGTGGAGGTGCTGCCAGCTCAACCAACGCAGCTAACAGCGATATTAAGATGCTAAAGAATGCAGGCTTTACCGTAAACGCACCAAGGCGCAACGGGCGCATTCGTGATCGTGTAGCCGCATTTAATCGCGCACTATGCGACCCCACTGGAAATCGTATATACTATGTCAATAGTGATAAGTGCCCGAACATTGCTTTAGGTTTAGAGCAACAGGCATACGACAAAAACGGGGAGCCTGATAAAACAGGCGGTTTTGACCATATGAATGACGCGACAGGTTATTTTGTTGTACGCACATTCCCAATTAAATTTGATCGAGTTATAACACAGCCCCAAAGGTGGACTTAATGAAACACGAAGACTTGGTTGCAACGCACGCATCCTACAAAGCCAACCAAGCCGATTGGGGCTTTCACTTAAACTCGTATCTTGGCGGCACCGACTACCAAGCTGGCGAATACCTGTTAAAGTATATCCAAGAAGATGGGAAAGAATACGCAAAGCGTCTAAGCATGACCCCGATGGATAACCATTGCAAAAACGTGGTGAGTATCTATAGCTCGTTTGTTTGGCGCATTGCACCAACCCGAAACCTTGGCGCATTAAACGAAGACCAAGCAGCCAACGCGATGCT